CAGCAGGCCCATGACAGCAGCAATCTTGTCCTTGTCCAGCACGAGGCTGGAGGCCACGCCGATGGTGACGATGAGGGTGATGTAGAACAGGCCGTGCTTGCCGATTGCGCGGCCCGCCACGTCCTTGGCTGGAGAACTGGCCTCCAGCTTGTTTAATTCGACTCGGGCTTGCGCCTTGATCAGTTCGATTTGGTGCATCTGGTCGTTCATCTCAGTGCCCCTTGATCCAACTTAGGGCAAACCCTACCCCGCTGGAGATGATCGAAACAAAAGCCATTCCAGCCCAGAACCCGCCACGGCCTTGGTTTGCAAGGGCCACCAGTTTCTCGACATGACCTTCCATCTTGTCGATCTTGGTGCTCATCTCATCGAAGCGACGTTCGTAACCCTTGACGCGCTCCCACAAGACTCCGTACTTCACTGGGTCGATCTCGGCCATTTCTGCTGATTCCATCATGAAAGTTCCCGTATTTTAACTAATTTGTATTAAGGTACAAGGGCGTTTTGAACTTCACTGGCCGGGGCCAACATGTTTACAACAGCAGGTGTACGCAGCACCTTGGAGGCGGCTTTGCCAGTTTTCTGGAAGGGGTCTGCCAGCTTTTGACCCTTGGCCTGACGCGCCAGTGCTTTCTCAAGCGCAACAGCAGCGGCAGCAGGATCCAGCATCTCAGTGGCTAACTCAATCGCCAGCTTCTGGTCCAGCTTGCCTTGCATCCGGCGCAGCAGATCGTTAGCAACCGTGGTGACGTTGTTGATGAAGTTGGGAGCGCGGACGCTGCCCATAACCTCGGTACCCATCAGGTTCACATCAGGACCAGCGCCCCGGGCGGCACCGGCTTGCCGTTCAGTCAACTGCGCACGGGCCAAATCGGCACGGACATTTTCGACAATCTTGATCTGCTCGGGGGTCAGCACGTCAGACAGGTTTTGGAACCGCGATTCACCTGTGGCCCGCTTGATGGTGCCTGGAGCGTTTTCCAAGGCCGTGGCAAAACCAGATGCACGAAGCCGCGCCGTTTCTTCACCAAGAGCAGGGGTCAACTTGCCTTCAAGGTATTGACCGACTTCCATCTGGTTGATTGGCTTGCTTTGGGCAGCAAAGGTTTCCCGGGCCGTGCGATAGGATGGGGCTTTGCTCTCGGCCCAGTTCAGGAACTGGGCGCGGGTGCCTTTGATAGCGCCCACCTCGGCTGCACCAATTCCGAACCGCTCGGGGTTCTTGGTCAAGTCGTCAAACGCCATCTTCATAGCGTGAAGGCTGCTGCCCGGGTATTTAGCCACTTCGCCCGGGATTACTGTCTGACCCATTGGGCGACCGGCCTCATCGACGATGCTGGACGGCACGACTTGCGCTGGTCGGTTCTGACCAATCTGGAAAGACTGACCTTTTTCCGCAGCCAAGTCGCTGGCGCGGGCAAGCACCTTGTCCATTGAGGGGCGATTGAGCAGCGACGAAAATGTGTCGTCTGCCACCACCATCGCATTGTCGGAGATGCCGTACAACTGCTTGGCCGTGGCTTTGCGGGCAGCTTCAGCCGCAGCCAAATCGTCAGCCGTTTTACCGACTTGTCGCACCGCACCCACTTGCGCAGCCTTGTTGCCCTCACCACGTTCAAAGAACGGTGTAGACAGCGTCTTACGTGCAGACTCACCCATTGCGGAGAACCGAGTAGCGCCCACAGATGACGCGGCTTCGGCGGCAGTGGGTAGACTGCCCGGGACAATCTCAGACGGCTGACGCAGGGCGTTGAGCACTTCTTTGCCACGACCTTCTACGGCTGTCAGGTACGCTGCCGACTTTGGGTCAAGGGCGTTGTAGACCGCACCAACACCCTTTGCGGCCAGCTTGATGGGCTGCTCGATGATGGGTGCAATGGGGCGCATCGGGTTGATTGCGGCACCGGCCCGCGACAACGCAGCGCCGGTCTGTGTGGCACCCAGCTTGGTCGCGGCAGCGCCGCCCCCAGTCAACAGGGTGGACAGGTCAGCAGCAGCGCCCACTGGGTCTTCGGCAAACGTGCGCTTGATGCCTTCATAGCTGCCGTAGCGGTCCTTGTACATGCCACCAATGGCGTTGGCTGTCTCAACAGCGCGTTGGGTTGCTTGCGGGTTGGTGTCGAACTGGTCGACAAAGTTGACCACACCCTGCGGCAGCGAGTTGCGCAGCGCACCAGCGCCAGCATCAAGGATTCCAGTGAGGGTTTGAATCGGGCTGGTCACGGCCTGCACGACACCGCCGACAAACTTGCCAGCACTCTCGGGCAAGTTTTTCACGGCCTCCACAGGCACCTCAGTCAGCGAGTAACCACGGCGTGGGCCGGGGATGCCGCCAGAGGGTGCTGCGGGGGCAAACTGGGCAAACGGGTTATCCGATTGCGCGGGCTGTGCTGCAAACTTAGCAAAAGGATTTTCAGCCATTTACTTTCCCTTAAGTATTCTTGCTGCCGACCCGGGACCAAAGGTGCCGTCAAACTGCTCACGAGTGCCAGCACCGCTTTTGAGCATGTCAATTGCTTCTTGAGGAATGTTCATGACGGACGAGGTTTTGCGTGGCGACACAACCACCGGTTGGGATGAAATGCCAGTGCCTTCAAGAGCACTTGCAGGAATCTGTTTAACTCGCTTGTTCCACACCTCGGCACTTTTTTCAGCAGCAAGACGGGCCAGACGGGCCAGTTCGGCCAGCGACCCGGAGTCGTAGGTGAGTTGACCGGCCTTGGCCTTTTCCAAGAAGTCTCGGTCGGCGTTGGTAAATCCCTGACCTGCGCCAAGGTTTGACGATTTGATCGCACCCAGTGTTGTTTCGGCCAGCGAGGACATCAACACCTCGGTGTTGCGAATCTTTTCCGAATCGGTGCCGCCAGCCAAGTTCAATGCTTTGGCAAGTTGCAAACGGACATTGGCACCTGTACCGGTAATGACTTTGCCGGTAGAGATCAAATCCAGTACTCGGTCGGCAGTTGCCGCAGCTTGAGGTGCTGCTTCGGCAGCGGCCAGCTTGGAAGCATCTTGGTCCGCAATCAAACCGCCAAACCGTTGACCGTAATTCTTTTCGGTGCTGACTTTGACTTCAGTTCGATTGGCCCCGGCTCCTGCAATTTGAAGTTTTTGCTTCAATTCTTCTGGCGTGAGCAAACGGTCTTGTCGTTTAGCGCCCGTAAACTGCTGGTAGCCTTCAGGCGTAATTGGAATGCCCAACGCCCGCATAGTCTGCACATCGGGCGATTCGCCCGCATTACGTTTTGAAAACATCTCAAGCTGGTCTTGCAAGAGCTTGGCTTGCTGCATCGCTTGAGTAGCCATACCAGGATTGGTTGCCGCAAACTGCATCAAGTCATTGATGCGCTTTTGCGTCTGCTGAATCTGGCCTGCATTGGGGTTTGCCAAAGCGTTAGCTGGCGCAGCAGCCGGTGCGGGGGCAGGAGCCTGTGCAGGGGCAGGAGCCGCCAATGCGTTCACAGGAGCCGCTGGCGCACCCATACCAAAGGTTCCAGAACCCAAAGCATTTGTAGGCGCAGGTGCTTGGGGCATACGCATCACGGGCGGGGCAGCGGGGGCAGCAGGCGCGGCAGCCGCAGGGGCTTCCGGCGCAGCCATACCGCCGCCAATCAGCTTGGCGTACTCGCGTTGCTCCTTGAGCTTTTGCTTGCCCTCAAGGCCCATCTTCACGTAATCAGGGCGGCCCGACCGAGCATAAACGTCCATGAGCTTGTCAAGGTCTGGGTCTTGGCCCATGCCTTTAAGCTGCTCTTGCAGTTGCATCATCTCGGCGCGGTCGCGCTTGAGTTCATCAAGTTTAAACCTACCAGTTTCCAAATTGGTTCGATTGATGTCCTCAGTCATTCGTTGCTCTTGACCCTGCTCAAAGCCTTGTGCAAAGCCACGAGGGCCAGGACGCGCCAAAGCGCCAAAGTTTAGTTCAGCCATATTTATTCCCAAGACTGTGAGCCAAAAGCATAAGCATTTGGATCGGCGTTAAACGATCCAGATGAACGACCAAGGCTGTTGCTGCTACCTAAATATTTACCCAACGCGCTGCCAATATCACCGTATGTAGATTGACGGGCTTGTTGGCCCGCAATCAATGCGTTGCCTGTGTTCACGCCTTGGTTAGCCATTGCGCTGCCTGCGCTGGTGGCGTAGTTTTGACCCAAGTTACCCATCGCATTTGCAGCAGTCGGTGCAAAACCAGTAACACCCGCAAGCGCGTTACGGCGCAAACTTTGGGTGTCGCGGAAGCGGTTGTATGCGTTGCTGTACTCTTGCGAACCCATTTCTTGACCATAGCGGGCCGCAGCTTTCATGGAGGGGCCAGAAATTTGCCCACCTCGAATGGCGGCCTGACGATCCAATTGTTTTTGCCCCTCGGACAGCCGAAACGCATAACCAGGGTCAGCTTGATAATCGGCCATCGTAAAGCCGCGCACCAATTCACCACCTTGCCCGATGCCCGACAAATAGCCGGGAAGTGCGTTGACGCCTGCTTGATAAAAGGGTTGTTGTCGAGCAACGCCTTCCTCGTACATTCGACGCTGAAGATCAATCTGCGATTGAGCACCCGCGTTTGCAGCGTTTGCGGCACCTTGGGCGGCTTTGTTTGTGGAATAACCCTGCGCCAACGAACTGCCAATTGATGCGTAGGGTTGAAGGGTTTTTAAACTGTTCATGATTGAACCTGAATATGTACCGGCACCCGCAGCACCCGCGCCGCCAGCAGCGCCGCCGCCACCCGACAATGTGCCAGCGGCCAAGGCTTCACCAGCACCAACTGCCGCACCGGGCGTTGCGGATGCAAGGTACGCAATTGGGTCGGCACTGGCGCTTGCTGCTGCAAGTTGGGCTTCGGTAAAAGTTGTGCCCGCAGCACCGGAGCCAGAGCCAAACATATTGGCAATACCTTCAGTCCCGCCAAGAGCTTCTAAGCCGTAATAACCTGCAATCATGGGAAGGAGTACGTTGTATTCCTTAATAAACCCGCCACCGCCTGGGTCCATGCCTAAAACATCATCGGCAATCTTGTCACCCAGCACATCTCGGGCTACGTTGTATATGCCGCCGCCGCCTGGGTCAAGGCCAAGAACATCATCAAAAATTTTACTGAAAAGGCCCATGCTATTCCCCTTAGGTCACTTCGCGGCCAGAGACCCGCATGTTGATGGCGGTAGCGGTTCCAGCGATTGTACTGATAAAGTCGCCGGAGTTCAAAACCTGCCCGACCAACTCGGGAAACGTGTAGACCTCGGACGGCTGAAGCGTCTTGGTCTTGGTGATCAGGTTGCTGTTGCCAGCGGAGCCTGCATTCCCCACCAAGTTGACCGAGATCGTGGCAGCACTGGCGCTGTAATTGGTCGCAGTGAACTTGTCGATGATCGTGGTCACACCGTTGGCGGTGTACTGGGTTGTCTGGCTGTTCGCAACATCTTTCGATGGCACAAGGTTTTTGACGGTGACGGTCATTGGATACCCCCAATATTGTTTGAAACTGTGAGAATGATAGACGGTATGCCGGGGACAGGTGCAGCCGCAGGCACGGAAAGAAGTTCAACACTCAGGCTGGTCGTTGAAAACATCATCTCAACGTAGTCGCCAGCGTTGAGGTCGAAAAAGTAGTTGAGTGACGAAAATATCTCAGCGTCATTGCCCTGGATCCTGATCTGGCTGGCGCTGTCTGGCACGTCTGTGCCGTTGAGCCTAAACCAAAAGTAGAACTCAGCCAAGCCGCCGCTAGTTTTGTCCAACTGAAACGAAGTGTCAAAGTTGTAAATGCCCGGTGTGTCCACGTACACCCTTGATGTTGGGGTGCCAAGATACACACCTCGGCTCAAGTCCGTATTGTTAAACGTAATCGCCTTGGCCGTGTTGATCGTGGTGGCCGTCTGAGTCGTGGTGTCGTAGAACGAGCCGTACCGCGAACGCTCAAACTCACGAGGTGGCGGGGTCACTTGAAGACCCTCAATCTGTTTCTGCAACTCGGCTGTCAGTTCAGTGCAAGGGCTTTCGATCTGCTTTTGCAACCCGTCGATCTGCTTTTGCAATTCAGCGGTCAGTTCAACGCAAGGACACTCAATCTGTTTTTGCAACCCGTCGATCTGCTTTTGCATCTCGGCCATTTGCGACACCAGATCGCTAGGGCTTGGTTGCGTCTGCACTTCCTGCGTCAGCGTCTGAAGCAGTGCGTCATAGCTGGCGATCAGCGACTCAGCACTGGGGCCGACAACTGGATCGTCAACAACGGCGTTTGCCACGTTGTTCAGCGACAAGAAGAACAAGTACCACGCCCTGTTAACCAACCCCGTGGCAGGGTCAACCAGCGGCACCCGTGGGGGTGTGATGATGGGGTTAAGCATTGGTCGGACTCAGCATCAGTTCAGCGCCCATGATGGCAATCTTCACGGGGTCGGTGCCCGACACCTCGTAGACGCGATCACGCAGCTTCAGGGTCATGCCCAGTCTGCGCCAGATGGCACGGCGATAGTACTCGCCGATCTTGCCGATGCTGACCCAGTGCTCGTTCGAGTACGTGTGCCCACCATCGTCGGACCAGCGCAGCATGACCTGTGGGTCGTAACCGGGTGCAGCAGGGTAACCAATGGTTGACAGCATCATGGGCGGCACAAACGGCACAGGGTAGGCGGCTGCATCAACCAGCGGCTCAAAACCATCGCCTGCCTCAGTGGTCAGCACTTCGCCCGTTTCAGCAGTGATTTCGTTTTGCACGTACTCGGCAATCAAGATGTTGCCGTCTTCAGCCGTTAATTCTTCCGCATCGTAAGCAGGGAACAAGTTCAGGCCAACACCTGTTTCGCAGTCTAGTTGCAAGCTGTGCTGCGCGGTGCGCTTCAAGTTGTTCTGGCCGGTGGGCAGTGCTCTCCACGAGCGCAGCCACTTTTGAATTTGCCCGTTGTCCGAGTAGTCTTCCAAGTCGAACGAGTAAATGTTGCCATTCTCAAAGTCGCCCACAACAATCTTGTTGTTGAACGACATCTGGCAGTTGCTGCGGTGGCGGGTAAAGTCGCCGTTGGCAAACCCTGCCCTCTCGTGCCATGCCTGGGTGGCAGCATCGTACACCCATGTGGTGTTGGCCGTGGGAAAGATCAGCACGTAGAAGTTGTGGCCGTCTTGCTGGTAGGTGTAGGCAACGGCGTCTGTCAGGTCAGAATACTGCTGGATCTGCCACTCAACAGCATGGGTCGAGATGCGCTGGCCTGCGTAGCCGTTGGCCCGGTAGACGATGCCCTGACCACGGCGGTCACGGCCAAGCCAAAACAGGCTGTTGTCCATCTTGGCGATGGAGTAGGGGGCAGCGCAGCCCAACTCGTTGAACGCGCCAGGGATGCGCTCAAGAGGGAAGTCCAGCGCAGCGGTGTCAGACCAGACCTCAATCGAGTTGGTTCCAAAGGCCCAGACCTCGCGGAAGTTGGCAACCACGGCCACCAAGCCGTCAGGGGAGGCTGCGGTTTGCTGGAACTCCAGCGGGTCGATGGATGTACCATCCAGAAAAGCCGTGACCCACATCTTCTGACTATTCGGCTCGTTGAACACGAAGTAGCCGTCCAGATAGGCCACAGTCACCGCGCCGGGAAAGTCCGGGTCAGTGATCTGCTGAAACACGTTTGTGTTGGCGTTGTAAATGAAGCTGGGGCCGTTGCAGGCGATGAACAACTGTGTGCCGTTGTCGGCCATGCTGACAGGGCCAGTGCCGCTGACGTTGCCGATCAGCGTGGCAGCGTAGGCGTTGTCGATCTTGAACAACTGGGTGCCCGACACCACGAAACCTGTGCCATCGTTGGACGAGAATGCCCACAGGCCACGGATCGGGCCTGTGCCGATGGTGTTGAGCAGGTTAAGGCCGGGGGCGCGGTTCAGGAACGCTGGCTCCTTGCCCGCCTCGGGCACGATCTCGGGAAACAGGTTGACCATACGAGCGTCCGCAGCGTTAACGCTGCGAGCTACGTAGGTGCTGCCTAGAATCGGGGTTTTCATTACGCTGCCACGCCCTTGATGACGGCAAAGTTAAACACTGGTGTTTCTGTTGTAGTGCCGCCGGTTGTGCGAAATGTCAGATTAAAACTGCCTGCTGCTACAGCCGTGACCATCAAGTCGTACAGGTCTGTGCCTGACTTTTGGTTCAAGATAATCACATCAGTTGCTGCCACAGTGCTGTTGGTAACGGTGAAGGTTGCCGCTGTTGCCGAACCTGCTGCGCTGAACAGCGTAATTGCACCAGTGGTCTTGTTTAGCGTCACACCTGTGGTTCGACTGGTGATCTGCGTAACTGCACCGCCAGCACCAGTGGCATAACCCACACCAGCCGTGCCAGAGGATGTGACCGCTGCGGTGACTGCAAGGCTTGTGCCTGTGGCTGCACCAATGACAGGAGTGACCATCACCATGCTGGTGCTGGTGCAGGCGCTGATGTTGCCGCTGGTCACTGTACCCAGCACAGGCGTGACCATCGTGGGGCTGGTAAACAACAGCGTCTTGGTAAGCTGCTTGGTGGTGCCGCTTTGCACGATGGGCATAACGTCTGCTGCGTTGATGACTGTCGCAACGGGCAGTGCTGAAATGGCGATGGTGGTCATAATGGCTCCTAGAAATTGCCTGCGTAGATGTTGAAACGCTGACGATTGGACACCAATGCGTAGGGCATGGACATCACATCGTATGGGTTGTTAATGCGCTTGAGGTTGCGCTTGCTGGTCATGGCGATGCGCTGCACCTGCGGGCTTGGCTCCACGCCAAACTCGGGTGCAATCTCCATTGCCAAGTTGTAGGCAAACGCTCGCATGTAACCTGGGGGAAAGAACAACTCGGTTGCCAGTACGGCAGGCTGCGTCAACTCTTGCACCGAGATGAAGTGCCACTCCAGCAACTGCGTTGGCCGGGGGTAGATGTACATCTCCACGTTGGGAAACGTGTTGTTGACGAAGATGACCTGCGGGAAGGTCGATGTCGAGGTCTTGACAGCGATGCCGTTGTACTGGTCTTGGTTGATGATTTTGATGCCGTACGACACGCCACTGGGGGCGCGGAAGTACGTACCGTCATCAAGTTGAATGGGGCGGTTGCCCACAAAGTCACCAGAGGGACCAAGGGTGCGCTTGATCTCACCCACGGGCCAATTGAAAATCTGATCTTGGGTGCAGAACACAGACAGACGCTCGGTGGACCACGAGTCGATCATCTGGTTCATTGCAGTCAAGGCATCCTGACTGGTAGCCGCTGACGCCGTTTCCCCTTCGGCAAGAATACCGAGCAGCCTGAGTGCTCGGTTGATCTGGTCGCCAGCGGTATAAGCCATTTCAAGTTCCTTCGGATTCGTCGCTTGCCGAAGTCAAAAACGATGGGACTTCGTTGGGCTGTTCGACAGGTTGATCGGTCACTTTGCGGGTGTACTTGCGCTTTGGCGCTTCGACTACCGGCTCGGATGCCACCTCGACAGGTGTGTCAGGATTGTACCGTGTCCAGCCGTTTTTTTCATCATTGACGATTTCAGCTTCGTTGGTAGCAACTTTGGCACCAAACTCAGGGTGTACAAGGACAATGTTCATTCAAATCTCCATGTGAAAACGGGGCCGAAGCCCCGTTTTACCAGTTGCTCAAGAATTAAGCAACGCGATAGATTGAGTACGCTGCGTCACCTGTTTTGCGGAAACGGAACGTACCAGATGTGTTGCTGGTTTTGGTCAGCGAATCTTGGATCGTGTCGTTACCAACAAGGGTGTTGCCCGTGCCAGCGGTGAAGACCACATCGTTTGCTGCATTGTCACCAAGGTTGATGAAAGCGCAGTCAAATGTTGAGCCAACTTTAAGGCTAGGGAACGCAGCGTCAAGCAATGCGCCTGTGGGGAATACATAGGCTCCAGCGTCTGTGCCGCCTGAGTCCATGGTACACACACCAGAAGCCAAATCGGCTGCGGTGATAGTGACAGCCGCGCCAGTCAAAGCAACTGGAGTGCTGGTGTTGGAGAAACTAATTTCGCCAAGATTGCCGTCACCAACTTGGTAACCGCCTGCGCCGTTTGGGAGTGCCATGATAATTTCCTTTTAAAGTGGTTTGAAAGCAGGGGCCGAAGCCCCCGGTTCGATTTAGCCGAAGATGCGGCAAGCCATTTGTGGACGAATGGTGTTGAAGCC